TGGTCGATGCCTTGTTAAAAGGGAACTGGGCGAAATGAAAGACGCCCGCTCTAAGTTTGCCACCGAGTACCGGCACCTCTACAAAACCGCTCGGTGGCGACGTAGGCGGCTGTTGCAGCTCGACTGCTACCCTTTTTGCAAGCGGTGCTCGCAAGAGGGCGCGTTGACTCCGGCGACGGTGGCCGACCACGTTAAGCCGCACAAGGGCGACCTGAACCTCTTTTACCACGGCGAGTTACAGTCACTTTGCGACAAGCACCACAACAGCGACAAACAAAGCGAAGAAAGCCGCGGCTACTCTACCCGGGTAGGCCCGGACGGCTTCCCGGTTGACGACGATCACCCGGCTATGCAAAAATGCGGAGACACAGACCGCAGAAACAGTTAACCCGTTTCGGCGCCCTTGGCGTACAACGGGTTCAGGAGAAAAAGTATGTCCTATTTTGAAATCGCAGATCAGCTCGCAAACGACGAGTTCGAGAAGCCAAAGAAAAGCGGCTTGGTGTGGCACATACCAGCTGAAGGCACGTTGAAGATCAACGGCGCCGAGATCGTGTTTACAACCAGAACCCGGGTGGTCTTCAAGAACGGCCCGGTCGACTTCCAAGTCTTTAACAGAGACGGGGTCGAGCTAACCAAAAAGGTGAAAAAATGACCGCTATTACCAGAGTACGTGCCATAGCACTGTGCGGCGGTGCCGGTGTCGGTAAAACCACGTTTGCCCGGTTGATCCAGAAAGAGTTCCTGACAGACGGACAACTCGCGATTGTGGTATCTTTCGCCACTATGCTGAAGATCGAAGTCATGAGGGAGTTTGGCCTTGGTGACGCTATCTTAGAGCCCGCGTTTGACAAGACGACACCCTTGTTTTTCTCCCCGGAGCCCGCGCAGAAGTGCCGGGACTTGTACGGGTCAGTCCCTAAGACATTGAGGGAACTCTTCCAGTTTCACGGCACGTACCGGCGCAGACAGACCCCCGGCTATTGGCTCATGGAGCTGAACCGGACGATCAGCGGGATGCTGATCGGCAACCGCGACCAGTTTAACGAGGTTTGCTTCATCTTCGACGACGTTCGGTACCAGAACGAGATAGACTACGTCCGTAGCGGGTTTCCCGTGTCATCTAGGGTATTGAAGCTCGAACGCGCTGTTGAGAACCTAGCTTCGGGTCACGAAAGTGAAAACCAGAAGCTCGACATTGATCTCATCCTAGACCTCGACAAAGACACAGTCGGCGTGCTGCCGGTGGCGGCCCGGTGCGACCACTTCAAAGGTAAAACAATCGAGGAATTAGTCCGTGCCCCCGGCTCCTAAACCTATCGAATACCTTAGAATGTCCGGCGCGCTCGAGAAGAACCGCAACGGCTACGGCAACCGCTCGGAGACGGACAGTCCGCCTCTGGGCGACCCGTCTCCGCACCTCACCACCGAAGAGGCCGAGGCGTGGCGCCAGTTTCAGGAAGAGGTCCCGTGGCTTAAAGAGTGCCACCGGGCTTTGATCGAAATTGCTTCAAACCTTCGCGCCGGTATCAGGAAGGGTCTCACCACGGCAGGCGATAAGCGGCTCATGCTCTCGATTTTGAACGCGATAGGGGCTACACCCTCTATGTCGGGCCGCATCCAGAAGGACAAACCGGTCGACGACGAGGACGAGTTTGACTGATGGCTGAGGCAGAGTGCCGCGTAACACAGTTCGCACACAGGGTATTGACCGGCGCGGTTGTCGCCGGTCCTTCCGTTCGCGCGGCCTGTGAAAGGCACTTCAAAGATTTGGCGTTCGGCGAAGACCGCGGCCTGTTCTTCGATCACGAAGCCGCCAACCGGGTCTATCGGTTTTTCGAGACCAAGCTCCGCCTAAACGGTGGTCGCTTCGAGAATAAACCTTTCCTACTGCACGAAAGCCAGTCTTTCCGTCTGGGCTCCCTGTTCGGCTGGCAGAGGCACCACGAAGAGTTCGGCCACGTCCGGCGGTTCAGGCGCTTCTACGACGAAGAGGGCAAAGGGAACGGTAAGTCACCACTGGCGGCTGGGATCGGCATGTACATGCTTATGGCTGACGGTGAGAACCGGGCCGAAGTGTACGCGGCCGCGGCGGCCAAGGATCAGGCGATGGTTCTGTTCCGCGACGCCGTAGCCATGAGAAAGCAATCGCCTTGGGTTAGCGAACGCGTCGCGGTTCGAGGCGGCTCTGTGCCCCAGAACATGATGTACGAGCGGCGTAACTCGTTCTTTAGGCCTATCTCCCCCGAAGGCGCCCACTCCGGCCCCCGGCCAAGCTGTGCGCTCGCTGACGAGGTCCACGAGCACCGCAACCGCGAAGTGATCGACATGCTCGAAGCCGGGTTCAAGTTTAGAACCCAGCCACTTTTAGTCATGACCACCAACAGCGGGCACGACAAGCGTACCTTGTGTTGGGAAGAGCACGAGCGCGCGATCAAGGTAGCTAAGGGCGAGATCGAAGATGACGAGACCTTTGCTTTCGTCTGCGATCTGGACGAAGGCGACGACCCGCTTGAAGACGAGAGTTGCTGGATCAAGGTTAACCCACTTCTCGGCGTGATCCTTGAACCTAAGTACCTGCGAGGCGTCGTCCGCGAAGCAAAGAACATGCCGTCTAAGGCGGCCAAGATCAAACGCCTGCACTTCTGTATCTGGACAGAGAGCGACAAAACGTGGATCACCGATAAGGTATTGCGTCGCGTTCTCCGCGACTTCGACCCGTTCGAAGAGCACGCCGGTAAGGAAGTCAACGTCGGCCTTGACCTTGGCGCCCGCCGAGACTTGACCGCGATGGCCGGTGTCGTCGAGACTGGCACAGTTGAGATCACGCGGACAGACGAGACCGGCGAAGAGGTTACAACCACCGCACCGACTTACGACGCTTGGGTCGAGGCTTGGACCCCGGGCGGCACGATCAAGGAACGCGAGCTCGAAGACAAAGCGCCTTACTCGCTCTGGGTCGAACAGAAGCACCTGTTCCAGTCTGACGGCGATCAAGTGTCCCTAGCCCAAGTTGTCTCCCGGGTCCGGTTCTGGGATGAGGTGTTCAAGCTGCGCGGTCTGGCGTATGACCGCTACGCGTTCGACCAGTTCAAGGAAGTGCTCGAGCAACAGAACGTCGAAGTCCCGGCCTTTTCGCACCCGCAAGGTGGCATCAAGAAAGCCTACATACCCGACGAAGAGGAAATAAAGGGTAAGTATGTGCAGGTGTCCGGCTCCGACGGGCAGAACGTCAAGGTTGAGCGCGACCGCCCGGCTTTGTGGATGCCTTTTTCTAAACAACTCCTAGAAGATGCGATCTTTGAAAAGCGCATCCGCATCCGCGGAAACCCGGTTCTGGTCTCGGCGATCTTGTCGGCCGCGGTTAAAACTGACGACTGGGACAACAGCTGGTTCATTAAACGCGAGAGCACGCAAAGGATCGACCCTCTTATCGCGCTTGCAATGGCGATGGGCTTAGCGTATATCAAGAAACTACCGTCCGGCCGACGCAAGTCGTATCTGGACAGCGGCGACATGGTATGGGGTTAAAATGGCACAAGGCGGAAACCTGACGCTGCGCGACCGGCTAGGCTGGACCGGGCTGTTTTCTTGGTTCAATAACGGCAAGAAACCGACCGGCCTGTTCAGAGGTCAAGATCGTCAATCCAACGCCACCGAGAGCGTAGGTACGTCCGTCAGCTCCGGCAAACCGGTAACCGTTCAGACAGCGTTGCAGGTGTCGGCGGTTTTCGCGGCCGTGCGTATCATCGCCAGTGGAGTTGCCCAAGTCGACAAGCAAGTAGTTGTTCGCGAGTACGACAACCGGCGCCAACGCTTCACCCACCGCCCTATTCCTGACGACCGGCTGTGGCGCATCCTCTGCGAGCGCCCTAACGACTTTCAGACACCTTTTGAGTTCTGGGAGTGCATGGTCATGCTGGCCGCCCTGTGCGGTAACTCCTATGCGTTTGTAAACGCGCCTAGCGGCTTGCCGGTCGAGATCATCCCGTTGATGAACGATCAGATAACCGTGATCCAGAAAGAGGACAACACGCTTGCATACAGGGTCAAAGTAGCAGGCGGCGCCACCCTCGACCTCACACAGCGACAAGTCTTGCACCTTCGCGGCCCTAGTCTGGGCGGCCCTCTCGGCCTTGACGTGCTCGAGACAGCTCGTGAAGTGATCGGTATCTCACAGTCCGCCGAACACGCGCACTCTGAGATCATGAACCGGCGTGGCCGGTTTGACGGTATCGTGTCCGCGGACACTGATTTGTCGGAGACTACGATTAAGTCGATCCGCGATCAGTTCGTCTCTCGCTTCGGGCCCGGCGGCAACGGCGGCGTCGCGTTCCTAGATCGGGCGGCCAAGTTTTCGCCTATCACCCAGACAAGCACGGATTTGCAGCTTATCGAGCACCGGCGCCACGCTATTGACGAAGTTGGTCGCGCGTTCGGTGTGTTCTCTCAGCTCTTGAACCAGCACTCGGCCAACTCGGCTTACGCGTCGGTAGAGCAAGTATTCCTAGCCCACTTGACCCACACGCTCGAGCCTTGGCTGGTTCGCGTCGAGCAAGCGGTCAAGCGCGACGTGATCGGCTTTGGCGGCACGGCCGACAAGAAACAGTTCGTCTGTTCTCGTGAAAGCCTGATCCGCGGCACTGTTCGAGACATGGCCGAATACTTAAAGACCATGATCCTGATGGGCGTATTGACCCCGAACGAAGCGCGCGTTATGATCGGTAGAAACCCTCTCGAAGAGCCGGGGGCTGACAGGCCGATGACACAGTTAAACATGCGCGTCGGTTTCGAACCCACTCTAGCAGAGACCCAACCAGCCCCGGCGGCCACGCCAAACCGAACGAGCGAACCTGATGACGAATAACGGTCTCGAGACAAAGTACCTAGCGTCGACCAAAGCGTCCGGCACTGACGCCATTGTCGCCGACGACGGTCGTATCTCTGGTTACGCTGCAATTTTCGACGAGCAAGACCTTGGCTACGACATTATCGTCCCGGGCGCGTTTAAGAACCTGCCTAAGCAATTGCCTATGTTCTGGCACCACGACAGCAGTGAAGTAATCGGCGTCTGGGACAAAATCGAAGTAGACGAAAAAGGCTTGAAAGTTAGCGGCCGACTGGTCGAGGGCGTGAAGCGCGCCGACGAAGTGCGGCGCCTTGTCGAAGCAAACGCGGTCGGCGGCCTATCTATCGGCTACCTCACCGAGAAATCAAGTTTCAAGAACCTTGCAAGCGGTAAAAAAGTGAGGTATCTGGAAGAGCTTACGGTTTACGAAGTTAGTTTAACGGCTATCCCTATGATGCCGCTTGCTAAGATCGACGGCAGTAAGAGCCAAGTAGAACCTGCGGCGCAGGTTCTTGATTTTCTGCGGAAATTCCGCGAAGAAAGGAAGTAAGAACATGCGTACGTTGGAGTACAAGAGCGGCGAAACCGTCGTCGACGAGATCAAGGCCGAGGTTAAGCAAACCTACCTAGAACTTGACAAAAAGACATCGAACCTTGGTGACGCGGTTGCCGAGCTCAAAAAGCGTATCGACTCTGGTGAAAACTTGGAAGCGATCACCAACAACGTCAAAGAACTCGAAGCTGGCGTAAAGGCGGCCGCCGAGCGCGCTGACAAGGTCGACCAGTTGCTTGCAAAACTCAACCGCCCCGGCAACGGTGAAGGTGAGGTTAAGTCTGTCGAAGAGCTGGTTACCAAGCACTCTCGCTTTGAAGAGTTGAAGAGCCGCGGTTTTGGTAAGTTGCACTTTGAAGGTGCAGATGCCAAGGCTGTTACCTCTGCCGCCAACTCCGCCGGTGTAACTGTTGCTCGTGAACGTCAAGCTGGTATTATCGAGAGAGAGTACCGCCCGTTGTCGATCCGCGACATTCTACCAAGCTCGTCTATCTCTTCGAACTCTACTGAGTTCGTCAAGGAACTGTTGTTCACCAACAACGCAGCTCCGGTTGCTGAAGGCGCACAAAAGCCAGAAAGCGACCTGACCTTCGAGCTCGCCACCGGCGTTGTTCGCACCCTCGCTCACTTCGCGAAGGCCTCGAACCAAATTCTCGACGATAGCGCCGGTTTGGCGTCGTTCATCCAGAACCGCTTGACCTTGGGCTTGAAGATCAAAGAGGAAGACCAAATCCTCTTGGGCGACGGCACCGGCCAAAACTTGACCGGTATCGTCCCTGCGGCAACTGCCTACAACAACACCGGTATTCCGGGCGGCGCCGGGGCTACCTCGGTGGACAAAATCCGCTGGGCAAAGTTGCAAGTCCGTAAGTCGTTTTACGCCGCCTCTGCGGTGGTGTTGAACCCTGAAGACTGGGCGAAAATTGAGCTGTTGAAAGACACTCAAAACTCGTACCTGTTCTCCGCCTTCACCGGCGGTGCAGCTCCTCGCTTGTGGGGTCTGCAAGTGGTCGAAAGTGACGCAATCACTGCCGGTCAGTTCTTGCTTGGCGCCTTCAACGTTGCGGCCGAAATCCGCGACCGCGACCAAGTGACCATTGATGTTTCGACGGAAGACGCTGACAACTTCCAGAAAAACATGACTACGATCCGCGTCGAAGAACGTCTGATGGTTAATATCTACCGTCCGACCAGCTTCGTCTATGGGGCCCTCTAAACCTATGGCGGCGCTAAAAGCACTACGCGCTCACATTTCAGCAGACGGCGCTTACCGCGCCGTCGACGAAATCTACGACGAAAGCAACCCCGAGTATGTTGCTATCCGCGTAGAAGCGGGCATCGTCGAACTGGCTAAAGCTAAGTCCAAGAAAAAGGACGAAGTCGAAGAGCCAAAGGTCGAAGAGCCGAAGGCTGAAGAGTCTACCGGCGAAACTCTGATCGAAGACTAATGGTTGTTGAAAAACTCCAGTTTAAGCGCACAGCAGGGCCCACAAGCCCTGCTGTTTCGCTTGCCGAAATAAAAGCGGACCTACGGCTTTTATCTAATCACTTCGACGAGCTGATCCTGTCTCACATTGAAGAGGCTATCTCTCTCGTCGACGGGCCGCAAAGCGGCCTAGCTAACCGATGCCTTGGCGTACAGACCTATGAGGTGTACCTTCGCACCGGCCTTCAATCTTTCGAAGTGCCCATCCCTGACGGCGTAGAGCTTGTCTCCGCTCAATTGATCGACGGCACCGACTTTTCTGTAACCACTGTTCAAGCGGTGGCGCTGTTCCATAGCGACCGTGCGATCATCCGGCTAGACGAAACCCCTTACCTTGCTTTCGAGAACCCGGAAGCCCCTAACGTTAAGCTCGTCGTCCGCATGGGCCTGAACCCGGTCCCGCCTATCGCCAAGAACGCGATCAAGATGTTGGTCCGTAGCTTCTGGGCTGGCGACACCGGCGGCGAGAACGAGAAGGCTTTCCGGCGAGCTCTTGGGGCGTTCCGTATCGCTCCGGGTAACACCTGATGAAGCCGACTAAGTTCGACCAAGTCGTTCACTTTTTGAAGCGCTCGGGTACTACTGACGCCGACGGCAACTTCGCGCCCGGACCTTGGGAAGATCACGCCACGATGCTCGTCGCCACTGAGTTCCGGTTTGCCCGGGAGCTTGTGGCGCAAGGCCGCCTTCACGACAAGAACGACGGTGTACTGAAAACTTGGAACACGCCAGAGGCCAGATCAATCGACGCAGCGATGAAGGTTGAATTTGACGCCGGTCCGTGGCAAGGTAAGACAGCGGCCGTGCGCGGTGTCGTTATCGAAGACGCGCATGAAGTCGCTATCATCATTACAATGGGTGAAGAACCATGAGCAAGACTGTACGCGTCCTTCAGGACTACGACCACTGGGTGACTTCGCAATCGCTTGTCGCCTACAAGGCCGGGCACCAGCTGAAGGTTCCTGACCTGCACGCAGACGCCGGGGTAAAGATCGGCGCTTTTGAGGTTATCGAAAATGCCGCGCAAACGGAGCCGCTGGGACACAAGCCGAGCGCGAAAGTTTAACGCACTCTCGTCCCTGCCGGACGCCGTCAAAAAGCAAATCCGGCCGACTATCGAGAAGAACGCGAAAAAGATAAACAACCTTCAAAAGCAACTCGCGCCGGTCGACACAGGCGCGCTGCGGTTGAACATATCATACCGAATGGGGGTCTCCCCTATCCTGAGCTCGAGCGCGTCCTTCTCGACCACCGGCAAACAAACTGGCGATCCTGACTTGTCTGCGTTCATCTTCGCGGGCACCGAGAACAAGGGCGAACCCGGGTGGTACGCACGGTTTATTGAGTTCGGAACTGCGCCCCGTGCAGGGCACCCCGGGACGTCTCCGCAACCTTTCTTCTACCCGGCGATCCGGCTGTTAAAGAGAGACGTCAAGCGCTCTATCCAGCGGGCGTTTAACAAAGGCTTGAAAGACGCCGGAATACGGAGTAACAAGCCTAGAGGGCGCACGGCGCCTAGAGGTTAAAACATGGCAACCGCACACCCCCTTCACAAAGCCATAGTAGCCGCTCTTAAAGCTGACGCGGCCGTTATCGCTCGTTTTGGTGACCGGGTGTACGACACACCACCTAAAGAGCCGGTGACGCCGTGGGTACGGATCGGGGAAATTCTCGAAGTTCGAGAACTGGCCGACGCGTCTAAACTCTACGAGTGTTATGTCGACATTCACGTCTTTACGACCGAGAACAAGGGGCTGAATTGGTGTCGTGACTGACGATGCACCCCTTGACCCAGTCGGCGCAGACATGCTAGAGATATTTCACAGGTCTACCCGCGCCTTCCTAGACGTGGACGGCCGCACCGGCCACGGAATAGTGAACTTCAGGGCCTTGACGGAGATTTAGAATGGCACAAGCAACTACTTTTCGCTTCGGTGCAATGGTCATCACGCTCGGTGACGGCGCCACCCCAACTGAAGTTTTTTCCGCTCCTTGCGGTTTGACTGAAAAGGCGTTCAACCTGAGCGCTGAAACGGTATCTACCAACGTTCCCGACTGCGACAACCCAGACGGCGCTACTTGGACTGAAACTGACGTGCGTTCGCGCACTGCCACGATCAACGGTTCAGGCGTTCTCGCTCGTGAAAGCCAGAAGGTGTGGCGCGATTTCTTCTTGCAAGATACCAGCAAGAACATCAAAGTTCTGTTCCCCGGCAACTTGGCGCAAGGCGGCGGTACTTGGACCGGCAAGGGCCGCTTGACTAGCCTTGAAATGGGCGCGGCCATTGGTGAGCGCGTGAACGTCTCGATTAACATCGAAGGCGACGGCGCTTGGACCTTCACGCCAGCTGCGGCTTAAACTGTGACAGCGACCGCTAGAATATGGGCGACGCTAAACGACAAAGTGGGGAGCCGGTGTTACCGGCTCCCCATTGGCGCTTTACTAGAGCTAAAAGAGCGCACAGGTCTGACGCCCCCTAAACTTTTCAAACTCTTGACAGACGAAGTCGACGACGACTTTGACGGCTTCGACGTTGTCGAGTTCTCCAAGATCACCCTAGCAGTCTCCACGATCCTAGAGGTCGCGCTGTTCTGGGGCGGGTCTACTCGCGCAGAGGCTAACGAGATCGTCGACCGGTGGTGCATGGCCGCTAACCGGGGTCTAGGCTCACCCGAGGCCTTGCCACTGGCGGTCCAGCTCTTACAGGCCTCGCTAGGCCCGCCAGCTGACGAACCCTTCCCACCGGCCAAGCTATCGGCCGAAACCCCGGTTATTGACGATGAAAGTTTCCCTTTCGCCCCATACTACGCGCTCGCGGGTGCTATGGGCCTCGCTCCTAGCGAAGTTCTTAATCTTTCTGTTTGGGAGCTTGCCCATTTCCAGAAAGGCTGGAAAGAGGCAAACGGGATCGAAGAACCGGGCTTGACGCGTGAAGAGTTTGACAAGTTGGGTGACTTGATTGATAACCTCGAGCCTACCGTAAACGAGGCCCCGACGAGCGATGGCGACTGATACCGAACGGCTTATCTTTCTACTTGAAGCCAACACCAAAAGTCTCGAAAACGCTTTAGCCCGGGGCGAGAAGACCGCTGCGCGCCGTATGGCCGCAATGGAAAGCCGAGCCGCCCTTATGGAAAAACGCTTGCAAGCGTCTTTCGCCAAGGGCGGTAACGCGATTGCCAACGTCATCAGCGCGACCGCGGTGGCGGCGGTCCTAAAGGGCACGGCTGATCTGGCCGACGCTTACACGAACCTTCAGAACCAAGCGAAGATTTACACCGGGAGCGCACAAGAGGCCGCCCAAGCTACTCAGTTTGTGATTGATACCGCGGCAGACGCCCGCGTCGGCCTCGCTGACTTGACCAAGGTTTACGCCGCCAGTTCCCGCGCGGCTAAGGACTTTGGCGCTTCTGCAACCGAAATTGAAAACCTGACAGAGGTTATCGCCAAGTCCGCGGCCACCGCTAACGCAGGTCCACAGGCTCTAGCCGGTGCCCTGAACCAGCTCGCCCAAGCACTGCCTGCTGCCCGGGTCGAAGCCGAAGAGTTTAACTCTGTGATCGACGGCGCTTTCGGCGTTGCGCAGGCCGCGGCGAACGGTTTTGAAGAGGCCGCCGGTTCGGTGTCTAAGCTGCAAAACATAGTCAGAGACGGCGGGCTGAGCGGTAGCCAGTTATTCCGAGCTCTACTGTCTCAGCTTCCCGAAGTGCGGAAGCAATTCGAGCAAGTTACTCCGACTATCGCCGGTTCTTTTGAGACCCTTAAAACCCGGCTTATCGAGTTCGTTGGCGGCGCCGATGACGCGGCCCAAGCCACCGAGAATATCTCTAAATTCATTCTAGGCGTCGCCGAAAACGTCGAGTTGCTGGGTGACGCCTCTCGCGTGTTCGTCGGTGAAATCGCGAAGCTCGCGGGCGCCGCTGCGCCTATCGCGGCCGTCGGCACCGCCGTCTTAGCGGTTAATGGGGCTTTCCGAGCTTACGCAACACTGGCCGCGGCCGTCGCTATCGCGAACACAGGTGTCGCCGCTTCAACGACCGTAGCGGCGGCGGCTACCGTCGGTTTCACCGGCGCCTTGCGCGGGCTTCTCGTAGTGTCCCGTGCTTTCGTGTTCTCTCCGCTCGGCCTAGCGATCACGGCGGTAGGACTGGCGCTCGCCTATGCCACCGGCGAGACGCTTAAAAAGATCGAAGCCGACAAACAGGCAGAAGCCGCAACCGAAGCCCGGCGTAAAGGTATTCAAGGTTACGTGGACGCCGCCACTGCCGCGGCAAACGCGGACGGCGAAGCTAAGAAATCCGCGGAAGCGGCCGCCGAAGCGGCTCGCAAGGGTGCAGAGTCCCACCTGCAAGCGGCTCGAGCTATGCGAGACCGCGCATCGGCGGCTTACGAGACCGCCCGGGCGGAGCTTGCACTCGCGCAGGCCCGTCGTGCCGAAGCGGTCAAGAACAAGAGCGCCGATAGTTTTGCGCGCTCCGGTTTGCAAGGCGACCGCAAAGCAACGATTGACACCTTCAACGCTTTCGTAGCGGACATGAACGCTAAGAAAGAGGTTGCTGAACTAGAAGAGCTATTCAAAGGGGCCGACACCGCGCGCAAGGGTGGCGGCGTCAAGGCTGTTCCGGTCCCAAAGAAAGAGAAAAAAGGCGACAGCGCCGCGTCTAAAGAGGCAAAAGCTGCCCGAGAAAAACTGAAGGCCGACAAAGAGGCTCTTCAAATCCAGAAGGATAATCTCGAGTTTGAGATTAAACTCGCCGAGTACCGCGGGTTAAACACCGACGCTCTGGAAGACCAATTGGCGATCCTTGAACGGGCTGACGATCTGGCCGGTCGCGGGGTGCCAACTGCAAAGGGTAAGGCCCAAGCGACTAGAGAAGTGGGCCTTGTCCGTAAACTGATCCTAGAACAAAGGGCAGAAGAACTTAAAGCTATTGAGAAGACCAACCAAGCAGAAATTGCAGGTCTTCAAGGTAAATTCGCAGAACAGCAAGCCCTAGAAGACCAACTGGCAATACGCGAAAAAGCCGACGCTTACGAAAAACTTAAAGTACCGCGCGCTGAGGCCGAAAGAAAAGCTCTCGAAGACGTGGCGGCTTTGCGCGCAGCGCAAGCGGAAGCGGGAGAAAAAGAGCTTAACCTCGACCGCGACCGTCGTCGGATCGAAGCTCTCATGCTCGAAGGCAAGTTTGCCGAGGCAGAGGTTCAAGCCCGCATACTCGAAGTAAAAGAGAGAACACAGGCGCTCGAGCAAAAAGGTGTTGTTGACGCGGGCAAGCGAGCCGAGAAGGTCCAACAAGAGCTTGACGCTATGCGCGAGAAAGAGCGGCTACTTAGCAAGAACGAGCGCCGCGTCGACCGCGAAATCGAACTTCTGCGCTTGCGCGGTCTTGATCGTGAAGCCGAGCGACGCCAGCGCCAAGCCGACGCAGAAGCCACCGCCCGGGGTAACGCACGCGCGGACGGTAAGGACTACGACCCCACCGACGCAGGTGTAATCTTCGACGAGAACCAAGCGGCGGACCTTGAAGGTAAAGTCCGTGAAGCGTGGCGCGAGGGTATCAAAGCCGCCTTGTCCGGCGACTTTGAAGACTTCCTGTCCAACGTCTTGTCTCGAGCCTTTGACCGGGCGGCTGAAGAATTGGCCGATGCGCTGTTCGATGTGTTTAAGAAAACGAGCGCACAGAGCGGCAACGGGTCGAACAGCGGTAGCGGTTTCTTCTCGACGCTCATGAAGGCTCTACCATTCTTGACCGGCGGCGGAGCCCGCGCAAACGGCGGCAGTGTTTCTCGGGGTAAGTCTTACCTTGTCGGAGAAAACGGGCCTGAGCTTTTCACCGCTGGCGCGAGTGGGGTGATCCACCCCGGCGGGCGAACTCGCGCCAACGGTGGTGTAAGTATCGTCGTGAACGCCAATGATGCAGTTTTAGCTTCCCAAATGCGGGCCGACATGGTACAAGCCGTCGCCCAAGGTGTGCAGCTGAGCCGAGCTTATGACCGGCGCCAGACCGAACTGTCAAACCGTTACCGGAAGATATAATATGGCACTGTTATGGCCCGCTGCGATTAAACCGGTCACGATCCGCTACCGCCCCGTGCGGCCGCGCCAGTCTTTCATAAGCCCAATTAGCGGTGACGAGACTATGCGCGTCTCGCCGTTCTCTAAGTTCGAGATCGAAGCCACCTTCAAACCTTTGCGATCCGCGCAGGCTTGGGACGCTATCGCGGCTATCCTACTTTCCGAAACAGACGTAGTACGGTTCCCGTTCTGCCTGCCCGGGCACGCGAGCGGTACGGCAAGCCTTCAGGCTACCGGGTCGAACAACAACCTAGTCGTAACCCAAGTTGGCACAAACGCCGCGTCCCGGCCGCTGGTTAACGGCGGCAGTGGCTTTAAGGCAGGCCAGAACATCGGGCTTATCCACAACGGCACCAACTATATGTACACCGTCGCCGCCAACCAGACAGACAACAATGTCGCCTTGACTTCTCGGCTACGTGGTGGCTCGATAAGTTCTAACGTCAACATCACCTACAACCCCCCGTTCATTGAAGGTGAACTGGACGAAGCCAGCCGCGAAATTTCTAGGGACGACGCCAATTTCTACGGCTTCACGATCAGGCTAAGAGAGCTGAAATGACCGCTTTTACCAACCTCAAAAAGACTAGGATTTTCACAACTCATTTTGTGGAGATCACCTTTAGCACGGGCACGCTCCGACTGTTCGACGGGCTGGGTTCTGAGGTCTTACCCGGTGTCGGCACGTTTGTTGCAGAAAGCTCGGCGTGGGGCAAGCTCGGGGCCGTTCAAGCGTTTAACCGGGACGTGGGCTCTATCACTAGCGGCTTCCCCTTGACATTCTTCGCGGGCCCGGACCTTATCACCGCCGTCCGCAACCCGGCCGAACAAGGGGCACCTGTCCGCGTGTGGTTTGCCGAGATCGACCCGGCATCTGGCGTTGTCAACGTGACCC